AACTTAAATTCCACGTGTAACATCCCTTCTAAAAACTATTTATATTTATTTGCCCAATATTTCTTTATCTTCTTATTAAGAATTATATCTCTATTCCTATAATAATATTTCCGTTGTCGTGCCCTACGAGCTTCAATTTGCTCTTTTTTAGTAAAATATTTTAGAGGTCTAGCCATACCAAATCCTAAATAAAAGTAGAGAGAAAATCTTTTTTGTTTCCAATTTACTTTCCCAACCATAAATAAATACTATATATATTCAGTTCTATCCCGAATATTTTAAAATTAACCAAAATCAGTAAAGTTTTTTTCAGAAGTTTTTTCTTCTCCCGCTTCTTCACTACTCTTATAATCTTTATATTTATTTCTCAATGTTTGTTTCAAAAAATCTTCTGAATTTACCATCTTTTTTGATGCCTCTTGTCCACTTAATGATGATGGTCTATGTACATCTATCTTACCAATGTTAGTATTCATAGTTGCTGGGTAAGTAATTCCATCCACTCCAAACCTATTTTTAATCACGTGGAATCTTGCCGTATTTCCAACCTTATCCTCAATCTTTCTACTAACACTAACTACAAAATCTGAAGTCATAACTTTACTATACGCCTCTGCAACTTTACTGGCATCAATCACATCTTCTTCAAGTGCTGAACGATTAGCTTGTGAAGCTGTCCATATTGGTATATCCATCTCTCCCGCTAATCCTCGTAGGTCTTCATAAATGTTTCCTAATTGGTGTCTTAACTCTTTACCACCACTAATATCTCTCATAATATCTGCATAATCTACTATAACGATATCTGGTTTAAATCCACTTAACTCTACTTGTTTTAAATGTGCATTTAATGTCTGTACTGATGCTGACCGTGTTGGAAAATATTTTATTAATAATTTTCCCTTTACTTTTTCTAATGCCTTCTTAACAGTTTCTTGTTGAAACTTAATTTCTCCTGTGGGTATTCCTGAAAATATAGTATCATATCTTAATCCAACATAAGATTGGTTTAATTCTAATGTGTAATGTATTGCGGTATTACCTCTTTTTATAGTCTCTGATACCAATCTCTGTAAACACCAAGTTTTACCAATACCAGCTGGTGCTACAATAACTCCTAACTCACCTTTTCCTAAACCCCCATCCATCACTTCATCTATAATATCCCAACCTGTAGCAACAGTATCTCGTGTTGAATGTGTTAATCTTTCTTCCAATCCCTCTATATAATCATGTCCTAAATCTTTTGTAGTTCCTGCCTTCATTGCCGCATCAATTGTAGTTTTTATACCATCATAATCGTGACGTTCTAATAAATCTACAGATTGCATTATTGCAGTTTTTAATGTTTGATTTTTACAAAACTCTATGGACTTTTCTTCTACAAAATTTAAATCAGTTGCCTCTCTAAGTTGAAATACCTCTCTTAAATTATCCACTACTGATTTCTTTAAAACTTCTGAACTAAGTTCATCTATTTGTATTTTTATTGCTTCTAATGTTGGTTCTACTTTATACTTCTCATAATACTTCTTTATACAATTTACCAACCATTTATCTGCATCGGAATCAAAATAATCTGGTTCCAATATATCATTAATTGTTTGCAAAAATCTACGATTGAATAATAATAATACTATTATTTTCTTTTGAAATGAATGTCCGAAATGTGTTAATGTTTCTGCCATATTAAAAAAAGTCGTGTTCTACTAAGTTTGCTGGATTGATTGCCTTCTTTACTCGTGCTTCGGCAATTTCAAAATAATCTTTTTCTCTCTCTATCCCCAAGTATTTTCTATCTAAAGTCACACAAGATATTGGTGTGGTGCCACTACCCATAAACGGGTCTAACACTACATCATCTTTTCTACTCCCAAGTGTTACTAAATAACTGAATAGTTGGAGTGGTTTTACCGTTGGGTGGTTGTTTTTAGTTGGTTGTGTAGTGAATTTCTTATCTACACCTTTCATATCTTTACTTGATTCTGGACTTTGACCATTATATATCTTTTGTTGTTTTTCAAAATCATCCAATCCCATATTTTTTTCTGACTTACTCGCCTTGGGAACAACTAAAAATGGAAATGTCCGTTGAACTTCTGGATTTAATTTTACCAATCTACTTTTCCACCACTCATCTAAACTATAATATCTACTAAAATCTCCCTCATCTCCTTTACCTGGATTCTCTCCAGTTCCTTCTTCATCATATGCCCAACCACCACTAAACATCTCATTTGTGTTTTGATATGCTCGGCCACCAGTTGATTTAGTTTTCTTACCTGTATCTAATACTTTATCACTTACTAATAGGTTAGCGGCAAATCTACCAAGTGGTGATGCATCTGCTGTATCATTATCTTCACTCTTAAATCCACTTGTCTTAAATACCGTATTTTCTTCTCGTGGTTTTCTCTTTGTGGTTTTTCTTGATGCTTGTATTCCTCTTGATAATCCTTCTCTATTTGGTTTTTCCCATCCACCTTCATACATCTTACCTTCACCTTTTTCATATTTCCCATCAAAGTTCATCATAGCAGCAACATTATCTTTATCAAACTGTTCTTTATCTCTCATACCTGCAAATGGTATTCTACAATCATCTAACCAAGTTACTCCCTTTTGATTATCAAGTGCTTGGTCTAAATAACCTTTTTGTTCTAATGGTTTCATTGCCACAATCACCACTTCTACTGCTGGTTTTGGTTGATAACCTGCATATGAACCATCAAGTTCTTTTGCTTTGTCTGATGATGGTTCTGTAATATCATATTCATGTTCACCAGCTTTAAATGGTTCAGACCTATTATTACCATCTGTGTAGGCGAAACTGGCGTCATTTTTCCTTGTATATTTTTTTGTTTCAATAACCTCTCGTTCAGCACCCAATCTCTTATCAACTGCTTTTCCAATATTCATAGCCTTTGGAAATCCTGTAGCATATGTCCAATATATTGGTGTGAAACTCACATTAAATCCAACTTCCTCTAACATCTGTGCCATTCTGTATTGAACATCACTTCTTGGTGCACTCATTACAAATGCTAATGAACCTGGTTTCAATACTCTTAAACATTCCTCGAAAATCTTTCGTGGTGGAAGTGTCTGATCCCAATCTTTACCCATAAATCCGTATCCGTATGGTGGGTCTGTGCAAAGTAAATCTACTGAATTATCATCGTAATCTTTTAAAACTTCTAAACTATTTCCGTTGATTAGTTTACTATCCATTATTGCCCTTTCTGAATACAAATACTGGTTCAGTTTTTATTCCTTTACCAGCCACACTTGATAATATCAAATCTACAGTAGGTTCTTTTATAAACCCAATCTCACTTGATATATTTACTGTTTCTTTCTCTATGAATTTATATTTTGGTGTATTTGCAATGTTAATTAACATATAACCATTTTTCTTCAATCCGTAATAACAATTTTTTATGGTCTTTTTTAAAAAACCATTAACCCACTCGTTCTCGGATGGGAATTTTTTAAAACTTTGTGTTGATTCATCCGAATATTTTTCGGTATCGAAATAAGGTGGAGAAGTGAAACATAAATCGATTGATTCTTTTTCTGGAATAAAGTCTTCACTTCCTTGTTTATATATATCTATTTGTTTTCCCAAATATGAAAATTCTTTTTTCATTTTTAACAACCCGTCATATGTTTTTGTTGATGGTTCTGTACCGATATAATGTTTAGTGTTTTTTGATGCTAAAAATCCAATCAATCGTCCACCCAACCACAACTCATATCTCGTATCACTCCATCACCACCAAACTTCTCATAAATAACTTTTGCTGCACTTGGTCTAAAATTACTCACTGCTTGAGAACCTTGATATAATTTTAAACTCTGTCTAAAACGATTTTCTGTAAATTTATTATTACCGTGTTTTTCTTCATACTTCCAAGTTTTTCTAATTATTGTTTTGAGTAAATCATCATCATTGAAATATCCAATAGGTGGCATTTTAGAATTTCCACATTGAACATCTACCCAATGAGGAAAATAATTCCAAGCCAATCTCAAACCATGCATAGTTTGTTGTATTTGATTATCAATAAAAATACTATCCGAATCAAATTTTCTCAATGAATTTATATGTGAATTTTTTTCTTCTTCTCGTACAGTATAATGTGGAAATCCCTTTTCTCTATAGTATTTGAAAATCCATTCAATACCGTCCTCTATATCAATAGAATTTATATCATTTGTAACTCTGTGATAATTTAATTCTAAATCATCTATGTCTACAAAATTCTGTAATACTTCATAATTTACACGCATTATTATATTTTTTCTTCACCATACAATCCGTTTCTCAAAGTTTCTTCAATTTCTTGGTGTCTTTTCTTTTTATACCGTTCTCTGGCCAATTTTTGCAGTTTTTCCCTATTACGCTCATAATGTTCCATTTGCCAGCGCTTCTGTGCGTCGTGTTGTTCCGTTGAAGTAAAGTATTTACGCTTTCTTCCCATGACTCATCCTTGCGTATCTGTTCAATTGTGTGAAATTTTGTGCTAACCATCCTTGTAAATTTGGTAAAGATGTAAACAACTTATCTGCATAAAACATCGTCTCAAATTTATATTTCACCAATTCTGTAATTGGTTTTTCTATTCCTGATAATATTTTCATTCTAGCATTTCCAGAAATATCTACATTTTTTAACTGCATTAATTTATCATTGAGTTCTAATTGTTCCTTACAAACAACAACACTCTCATATAACTTTAATTCATCTTTATGTTTTTCAGAATATTCAACTATGTCTTTTAATGAAACATAATTGTCTTTATCTACTATAGCTGGAAATCTCTTTTTGATTGTAATTAATCCTGCACCTTTAACTCCAGGTATATTATCTGATTTATCACCTTCTAATATTCGGTATGTTAAAAAATTCTTAGATGGTATTCCATATTCTTCCATCAAAGTTTCTCTATCATACGTTTTCTTTTTAGTGGGTGAATATACTTTAATTCTATGATTTACAAGTTGTAAAAAATCCTTGTCGGTTGATAAAATAGTAATCTTACTTTTATCAAAAACTTGTTTAGATAAATAACCAATAGTGTCATCTGCCTCAATATTATCGATTGATAGTGTTGAAACTGGTAATAATTCTAAGTATTCTACAATTCGTTGAAGTTGCACAAGCATATTTTGTCGTTCTTCGTCTGGTGTATTAAAATCATACGAGCGAACAAGTTTCTTTTTAACTTTACGTCCTGCCTTATACTCTGGAAATAACTTACGACGGCGGGTGCTCCCACCCTTACCATCAAATACTATAATGGCTCGGGTGGGATTAAATAGATGAATCGCGTAACCTATACTTTTTAGAAAACCAACTATTCCCCCAATGTGAGCTCCGTCATCATTGAGAGTTGGCATAACGCTGAATACTCTTATAAAGGTATTCAGACCATCTATAATAAGTACTTTATCATTGAAGTGACCATCATCTAGTTTACCGCCTTTTTTCTTAATTTCTTCAAGTATGCTGAAATATCGATTATTCATCTCCCTCTACTTCTTCTTTCACGAGTTCAGATTCATCCATATCTTTTATATCATACTTAAGAATTACTTTATCACAAATTCTATCATAAACCTCATCCTTCAAAGAGTTTTCTTCTAATATTTTAAGAAAATCTTTAGATTGAAATTTATATTCTTCACCTGCAACATCGGTATATGTATACCAAGCTCCTGCAGACTTTACCAACTTATGTTTTTTCATTACTTCTAACCAAGAACCCACATCATCAATTCCACTTTCAAAATATAGTGGAAATTCGGCGTGTCTTAAAGGTGGCCCAAGTCTATTCTTAACAACTTGTGCCAGTATTGTCATTCCCAATACATTTTTCTTGGTGTCTGTTATTCTACCTTTATTCTTTAATCGAATTCGAGTAGAAGCGTGAAAAGGAAGAGCTTTCCCACCTGAAGTTGTCCAAGGATCTCCGAACATTACTCCAAGTTTCGCTCGTAGTTGATTTGTAAAGACAAGTGCTATTCTTTGACGACCAATCATCTGGGTAATCTTTCTCATAGCTTTTGATATAATAATCGCTTTGGAAGTTGCCCAACCGTCTTTCTCGAAATCTGCGTCTATCTCTACTTGTGTGGAAGCAGCAGCCAAACTATCAACTAATATTGTAACCAGTCTATCCTTTTCAGCCTCTCTCACCTTAAGAACAATCTCCTCGATTGCCTGGAAAATTTCTTCTACAGTTTGTAATTGTAAGTAAAGTAACTGTGATGTATCTATTCCTAATACTTTCAAAAACTCCTCACTAACGGCATTCTCTGTATCTATATAAACAGCGACTCCGCCTTTCTTTTGGGTTTCTGCAAGTATGTGTGCTCCGATTAAAGATTTACCACTTGATTCTAAACCATTAATTTCAGTAATACGGCCTACCGCAATACCACCATTTGGTTTATTAGCAATTGCCAAGTCCAACATAGTCGAACCTGTTGATATAAATTCTTTAATATCTGTGGGTGTTGTATCAGACCCGTCCAAGAAATATGCTACTTTCATATCCTTGAATTGTTTGTTTAAACTATCGGCTAATACATTTGCCAATTCGTCTCTAACTGACATATTTTCTCCAATCAGTTTTACTTATCAAAAAGTTCGTTAAAGGCCTCTGAAACATTCTCTACACTCTTAGCAGATTCTACAGACTGTGCCGTAGTTACTGACTTTGTAGTGTTTTCTGCTGGATCATCTTCTCGTCCTTCTAACCAATTATTCAGAATTTCCGTAAGTTCATCATAAGTCTTTTCCTGATAAATTTCAGTAATATCCTTCTGGGTATCTGCTACCTTTTCAAGAATATTCTTATCTTCACTTATTGGTGTCTGTATTGGTTTAACGCGGATTGCGGTAGATGGGAATGATGCTCCTGTTTCTTCTGCAGTCTTAAATTCAACTGTAATATCACGACCACTTACTGGGTCTGTAATATCACCGTAATCTGGGTCTGAGATGACAGAGAGTATTTCTTGATAAACTGTTTTACCGAAGCCCCAAAACTTTGTACCTTGTGATTCTTCACCACGAACAATCACTGGTGCAAAAGTTCTCATTTTTGCTTCGAGTTTTTTACCAAGTCGATAATCATCACGATTACCTGATGCCTTTAATTTCTGTGCGAACTCCTCAACGGGGTCGGGACGACCAAAACTAATTGGGGATAAATGGGATTTGCCTCCTAGATCATAATGGAAAAACAATTCAATGAACGGATTATCCTTATTGAATTTATAAGGTACTAATCTAATTTGTTGTGTTCCTGGTTGTGGTTTCCAAAGATTTGAAGTTCTTTGTGTTGATGTTTGTAACTGATTTAAACGTCGCTTGACTTTATCTAAGTCCATTTGTTAATCTCCTATATGTATGTTTTATTTATTATTTTGTATTTATCAATGGTAATTCGTAATAACGAAGTAACCATATTCACATATAAATATCATATATATTACTTAAATACATTTATTTTTTTACTATTTTCAATGATTTTTAAAGCATATTTTAAACTGAATCGGCCTGCCTTAGGCGTACCATTAACCTTACCATCCGACTCTCCTAATGGTTTCATCCATAAGAAACCATCACAATTTTTAATTTTTGTATCCAATGTGGGATACTCACCTATTGCTATATTTGTTGGATTGTATATATTTCCAGTATATCCTAACCCATTTCTTGATGTATCTATAACAAAATTCTTACCAATGTATTTACTTATCTCCGTACCATATTCTACACACGAATCAGTATCTACGAAGTTACAACAATTCAATATAAATCCCTCATATGGTATTTTTTTAAACCTTTTTAGTAACGAACATACTTCACTTACTTTCAACCAGTTTGGATGTCCACTATCTATATAAATTTTAGCATTTGTGTTAGTCAATAATTTAAGTGAAGTTTGCATCAACTTTATTCGTTGTTGTGATTTCTTTTTAGTTAATTTAACACCATCACATAAAGCATCTGGTTCGTATATTATTATTGGTGAATGATTACCAATCCCTTCAATAACCTCATTTATAAATTTTAAATAAGACTCTTCATCTTCTTCTCCACCCATAGAATGTCTTCCACTAATATCTCTATTCGGAATAGAATATATTACAAATACAACTGTTTTATTTTTTGCTCTTTTTAACAACCGTTGAATTCTTGAAGGCACACGTTTCAATTTATGGTATCTATCTCTACCCAACCAAATTGCCATCGGTTGAGCATAGATTTTTCCCAAATCTTCGTGTTCCTTAACTAAGTTCTGATGTTGTATGTAATCAGGATAAAATAAATCCGTCAAAATTCCTATAACCTATTCTGTTGTTCCCCACTCTGTAATATTCACTATCTTATAAATTTTTGTTTTTATTCTCACTAAACCCTTTTCATTATTTAATAAAATTGAATTTCTATAATTCTCCCAAGGTACAATATACGTTTTATCTAAAACCCCATTATTTAATTCTCGTATAATATCATTCAATGCATTGATTGTATAAAGTGTATTGGTTTGTTTCTTTCTATGTAGTGAAATTGTATCTGGAATACCTTCCATAAAATCATCATCATATTCTACATTATAAGTACATACTAATTGATTTTTATCCTCTTCGTTCTGAAATACATATATTTTATCATACATTATAGTATTGCACGAAATAATAATATCAATTATTTCATTTAAATCGTTTATATTAGTAAATGTACATAGTAATTGTGTTCTCATTATATTTTATTCCACTCCCTAAACATCATCAAAAACTCCTTTCCTATCTGTATACCACTTACGATATTTTGTAGGAGTTCCAACGGTGATTGGGTCATTACCAGTCGCTAGTGAGGCAAGTTTTTCAAGTTTACCTCTTTCTGTGACACTCCAATCCAAATCCTTAGCAACTCTACTCATTACAAATATTTCTTTAATCTTTGCACCATATATCAAAATTTCGTTCCACCAAACAGAACCTTTCTTGCCTGGTGTTGAAAGATTTTTCTTTACTAACTTTTTATGTTTTTTCAACAACTTATTTGTCAAGTCAATATAGTCAGCAATTACTTCAGATGCTCTTTTATTTAATATTTCTTTAACTTCCTTTTCATATTCTTTGATATTATCTGCACCACCACCAAATTTTTCCTGCATTTTATCTTTTGTTTCCCATTCAAAATCTCTCCACGCTTCACGGTCAGGTATCTTCTTTCTTTTAGCGGCTGATTTTACCAGCATAGGATCATCAAAAACTATTGTTGAAGATATCCATCTACGACCAGTTTTATCGGGTTCACTTTGCATATCCATATATTTTCTTGCCAATAAAGTTCCTTCTAACCAAAATATAACTCCACCTTCGGTTTGGATACCTTTTCCTTTAGCCAATTGAGAATCTTTACCGGCGCGAGTAAAAGTTGACATAGATTTTTTACTACCAAGTAAACTTTTTACATTATCTAAATGATGGAGAGTTGTTACATGAAAAGAAGTTATTGGTATTTTACCAATTATTCTTTCCATTGACTTTGGATAAATGGGAATAGTTTTTTGATTAAGAACCCAATCTAATGTTTTTCTCGTATGGGCAGGATACCACTTATCATCAATCCAATCTTCCATTAGTAAGTCTTTTAGTTTGATCATTATTTAGGTTTCCTCTGGATAGCCTTTCGTTCACTAACACTCTTTTTAATACATTCTATCATATCATCACCAATACCACCAGCTATCTTTTTAGAATCACCAGCACTTCTCCAAGTATCCTCTCCAAGTTCATGAACATCATTTCCATCTTTCCCCCTTAAATTAACAGCGTTAGAATCAGCATCTATTTGTATATTCTTTTCTAAATGCTCTTGTAATTTTTCTCTCCACTCCGTATCTGGTTTAGGATCTGGCTCTTCATCTATACCAGCTTGGTCTGCAAGACATTTTCTAAAATCTTCTGGTTTACAATTTATACCACCAATTTGAATATTTTTCTTACCATCTAAATTATCTATATATTTATCCCAATGCATTCCTGCCATCCAAGATTTTACATAACCTCTAACATGGGGGCCATTTTCAGGTTCCCCTGTAATCTCATTAACTGGTGCGGGGCCATTTTCTTTCCAATATTCTTCATCTGAGTCTTTTGCTCCACTAACAACTTCTTCGTGTGCGTTTGCCATCGCCCTCTTATAATTTTCATTTAATTTACCAGCTTCTTTTAAATTATCGTTTTCTTTAATCTCTTTAAGTTCATCGGGTGTATAAACTGGGACCATGTTACCATCATCATCTTCAATTTCACTTTCTTTTGATATCTGTTCATATGCTTGTTCTTCAGTTTTTGGTGGAGATAACTCATTAAATCTATCATTTACCTGATTATACATTTGCCCCATTTTATTAATAAATTTACCGTGTGGTTTCCAACTTCCATTTCCACTTTTATTAAGTTCCATAATTGCAACTAATGCTTGTTCATCAGACCATTTATCTTCCTTGGGAGTATCAGGATAAAGTTCTTCTAACTTAGCCTGTGTTTTTTTATGTTTCTTTGCGGCTTCAAAATATGCAGGTTCGTTTTGATATGCCTTTTGTGCTGGTAATCTTTTTGCCACAACCCCAAGTCCTCCAGAATCTGATCCCTCTCCTGATGAATCTCCTTGGGTTGTAGTTATTGGTGTTTTTGATGCATTTCCGTCTTTATCATTTCCCAACATAACATTTTTTGATGCATTTACAGACATTTTTGTTGCAGTTTCTTGTGCATCATTTACTTTCTTAGCAACTTTCTCTACATCCATATTTGGATAATCCCCACTATCAGCTATCTCTCCCATAGCAGCTATTACAGTAGGTATTCTTGTTTCTGCTGTAGAATTATTATGTGGGTCTTTCATAGACTTACTTTTCTTGTTAGAAGTATTTAAAAATCTTAAATTTCCATCTTTATCATAATAAACCGTTCCCGTATCGTGATCTTCAAGTCCATGTTCAAAATTTTCTAATTGTTCTTTATAATGAGTTTCACACTTCTTCTTTGCCTTTTTAGTTTCTTTAAATTCACAAGCCTTTAATTTTTTCTCCAATAAACCTTTAACCATTTCTTGATTTGCCTTAGACATAATCATTGACTTTGGTTTAGGGTGTTCAGGATTATCACTTAATCCACCATAATCAGGATCATTCTGTAAATCTTCCATAGTTGAACGACCACCATCAAATCCAACTCTTAACCATTCTCTCTGTGATTCCTCGTCTTTTTTAGACTTAAAATGTTGGTCTTTTACTTTAGTACCCTGATGTTTTTCCATTTGTCCATCAACCCAAGTTTCTCTACGGGCCAGCTCATTTACAACCTTTTCTCGTTGTTTTTCATCATCATCATTATAAGGAACTATACCAAGTTCTTGTGCATAAGCAATTCTTTTTTTCTTCTGATTTCCTTGATTGTATCTTTCTTTATGTTCTGGTTTTGGTGTTGGTTTTGAAGGTGTTACTCCTAAAGGTGTAGGTTCACCATTTGCAAATCCATTAGTAGCCTCCGAATAATTCATTTCACCATAACTTGCTGCTCCACCTCCTGGCCCATAGTTTCCACCTAATATTTCTTGATGTTCATTTTCTACTATTTCATCAAGAACTTTACCTTCTTCTTGTGGAGTTTCTGCATCATTAAGTTTTTTATCAATTTTAAGTGCATCTATTCTATCTCTTTCAGCCTGTTGAGTCTTTGTAAGTTTTTTAGGTTTAGGTTTTTTAGCACTTGGTTTTTCAGGTTCTCCTGTATCTGGATCACCTATATAATATTGTCCACCTCGGGGTCCAGTTTGAACTTCTGCTCCTGGTGGTGCACTTTTTCCTTTCAAATAAACCTTACCTTTTGCTTCCGATAAATTATATAACAATTCAGTTATAACTTCTTCATCCCAATTAAAGTCATTCAAAATTTCTCTTAATTGGTATTGATGTTCGGCACTCTTAGGATTAGGCGTTCTTTTAGAACCAACTTTATCTTTCCAAAGTTCAAATATCTTATTTAAATCTCTAATCATTTCTTCTTATCACCAGATTTGGTTTCTAATCCCATCTCTTTAGTAAATTCATTTGATTGGTCTATTAATTCTTCTATTGGTGTATCTATTTCTTTTATATCCATTTCTATATCACCATCTCCACCATTTGCTATATCTTGTGCTACTAAAGCTGCCCATCTATGATGACCATCTACAATATACCTCTCACCCGTTTCAGGGTCTCGTGATACGATAATTGGTTCGTTCAATTTCTTAGTAAATTCGGAATCTGGATCACCATTCTGTAATTGATTTAAAAATAATGATACCTTTTTACCAACGAGTTGATTTTGAGTTGCCTTCAACTCAGTTACCTTAACTCTTACTGGTTTTGCCTCTTTACCTATCTGCTTCATAAATAACTTTTCTGTATTAACTTCACCCTCGTTATCCAATTTTAAAACTCCAGCCTTTACCATTTGGTCTGCCTTTCCTCCTGGTTCTGGTTTAGATTTTAATTGAGGCATCTCTTTTCTTGGTATTCCCTTATTATCTCCACAAAATAAATTTGTTCCTGGAACACTTACCTTACATAAATCCACATCTTTATCGTTATGAACTAAATCTTGAACTGCTGCTATTATATGTCTTTCTCTTGCTGGGTCTGTTCCTAATGCATCATCTTTGGATTTGGGGCCCTTTGTAGTTCCACCTTTTTGACTTGGTGAATCTGGATGTGGTGGTGCACCTATACCAGGCAATGGTTTTTTCTTAGGTTTATCTTTCTTTTCATCATCACCCGCTACATTTGGAGCCGAACCGTGTTTTTCGATATATGCTTGTTGGGCTTTATCACTCAAATCATCCCACCAACTTTCTTTTAATAAATCTTTTAATTTAATCATTTCTTTTTTACCCTAATCATCCAATTAATACTTTTTCCGGAATATCCTTTATCCTTGAGTTGCTTATATACATCCTTATATCTAACTTTCTCTTCCGAAGATAAAGATGAATAGTTAATTTTTGTCATTGGACTTTGAACTATAAAGTTCCTTTTTTTATTATTAACATCTTGATAAATTAATGTATCTCCACTTTTATATCGGCCAAGTCTTTCTTTACTATCAAAAATTACCGTTAAATTTTTTGGTAAAATAGTATAAGAACTATAATAAACTATTCGTTCATATAATAAACTTTTTAATTTAATCATATTTACCACCTGTATAAAGAACCAGCGGCCACATTATGATTTCCTAATGTGGATAGTCCTTCGGTTTCAAATTCAAATTTATAAGGTAATACTTTAACGGGTAGGTTATATCCCAGTGAGATTGCAACCATAAATCTAGTATTCCCAGCAAATAAATATAAGTTTTCTTTAGAATCCTTCACCACAAAGGGAATTGCAAACTTATCAGGAGGTGTACCAGTCATTCCTCGTAATACACTTTGCCAGGGTTTATTATATTCATCTCCCAATTCTTTCATTCTCATAATTCTTTTTCGTGCATCCTTGATGGATAATAATTCTGGTACATCTGAATTTTGTAAACTCATCAATTCTTTGTGTGATAAAAATTCTATTCTATCTGGTAATTGCATTAAACTCAATAAGTCATCTTTATCTTTACCTAGTTTTGGCATCACCTTTCTCGTATATTTATTTCCAAAATATTCTTGTGTTTCATCTTTCAATTCATCTTCTGTATTTGGTCTAATATACTTATACGGTTTTAATTTAATCATCACATATCTCTTTACTTGCATAATCACTCAATACGTTTGGTAAAAATGCATGGATTAAAAGTGCACCACTTATTTTAAGTGCTCTCCTTAAATGTGTGAAATATCCTACATTTTGTTCTTCTAAATGTTTAACCAACAAATTTCTCCGTTATATCTTCCATCTCGTGATAATTTAATCCCCAACTTATACTTGTTGGAAATTTACCACTTAGCTCTATTTCGTTTTTTAATAACTTCAAATAATTTACACCATCCTCAATATTAAAATCAAATAAAAATGAATCATAATTATACAATACCAATTTACTTTTATAATCTTTAATAGTATTAAATAAAGTACTCAACATTTTCATATTAGTTTCTGTTTCTAAACTCTGTATGAAATAGTTAAATAATTTATTTTTATTCATATCAGATACATTCTGACTAAATATTCTTCTACTATAAATATTAGTATCTATATATTTATCTTTTTTATACGACTTCCACAACTCATCAATAAAATCTTGTACTTTACCAAAAAATGGATTCATTTGAACCACTTCTATTGGAATATGACCATATAAATACTGAAAAGACCTTCTTTTAGATTCTTGGTAATCACATCCATAAAATTTAGACATATGTTCATGAACTGAACCATCAGGAAATTTATAATTTACAACTTCTCCTATTAATCGTAAGTGATATGCATCATAATCAAATTCTACTAACTTTCCTCCAGTTCCAAACCTACTCGTATAAGCTTTTCGAGTTTCATCTTCTTTATTTAATGCTGCATAATTTACTCCACCGAAACGATTTGATGGTCTACCCGTTGCAGTAAATGGGTTGTATTGTGTATATACTAAATCACTTTCTTTATATAATCCAACATTTTCTATATTGAATAATGCATCTGAAATTTCATTATAGTCTTCATTCTCTAAAGAGTAATCTAAATTTATACTCGTTGAAATATTTTCTAAAAATTCAATTTGTTTCATTAAAGGAATTACAGAATTTAAATCTTCGGTATGGTAAAATTTACTATTATAAAACTGTCGTGTATTATTTTCTAAATCATATAAATCAATCTCTTTATTATATTTCAAATAATATAAAGTATTTATATCCACCATATTATTAAAATCTATAATATGTTTTAATGATTTTACATCCCAAACATATTTTTTGTTATCTGTTTTTAATAATTCAAGATATTTTTTATCTAAATTTTTACAATCATTGTGGTTAAAGGGCAAAACATAGTCGTCTTCCATCTTCACATATAAGAATGATATATCATTATTATGTGGATGTTTTATAGAATCTGTTAAAAAATAAAATATTGAGGGGATTGTAGATTTATAAAGTTCTAAAAACTTTTTAAATTCTAATTCATTCTCAACTATTTTCACTTGAGTAACCAATTTTTAGTTTTACAAAGTTTACTATATCTTCTGCTATATTTGTCTTGGTAAATTTATCCATTCCTTCAAAACCTGGTGATGAGTTAACCTCACAAATACTGTAACTTCCATTATTAAATAATAAATCAACACCTGCTATATCTAAATGTAATAGTCTTGCTGATTCACCACCCAACCATTCTATCTCGTCTGTTATCTGATATGGAATCCCTTCACCACCTCTTGTGATATTAGCTCTGAAATCACCATCTACTGATTGTCTCATCATACAACCAATAACTTTTTTATTAAGAACAAATACTCTAATATCTTTTCCCCACGAATCTTTTATAAACTCTTGAACTATAATATTATAACTCTTTTTAGTTATCTCTGCCATTTTAACCAATTGTTCTAACTGTTTTTTATTTTCTGCCAAAAATACACCTGCACCAAAAGAACCACTAAGAGTTTTTATAATAACAGGAAAGTTTATGTTTGTTTCTACCCATTCTAAATTAATTGGATGTTTTACCAATAGAGTTTTTGGAACAGGTAATTTTGATTCACCTAAAATCTGTTGTGTGTATAACTTGTCTTTAACATTATCAATAGCATCACTACCATTAATCAATACTACACCTAATCGTTCTAAATGTCGAATAATTGCCTTAATAAAATAAGTTGTTCCACTACCAGTTCTTGGCATAACAAAATCAGGTAATTGTCTTGTTCTACCTGCAACCAATATAGATTTTCTATCATCTCTATCAACAAAAATATCTATATCATCAGGATGCACCACACGTACCTTAATACCTTGTTTCTCAAATTCTTCTATAAGTTTTTGAGTTTCATAAGATTCACTTATTTTATTTTTATATAATATCCAACCATTCATTTCCAATATTCATCACTCCATATTTTAACAGTTTCGGGATAAATGTCATACATCATTTCTTTTAAACATTTAGCATATTGTTGTATTTCCCATTGTGCAGTTGTTTCATCTCGTAATTCAATAAAATTCATAATAGCCTGAAATGATGCAGTCCAATAAACTTCGGTGTATTGTGATAATGGTAATACCACTCTGGCTTGTTCTTTAGCCATACCTGCATCTACCATTGTTTCATAAACTCTTTCAACATCTAACAAATATCTTTCATATATATGACTCATTCTCTTTTGTTGTAAATCATCTAACTCACCTTCTGATGCTTGTTTATTGTCTTCTGATTGTTTTCTCCAAACTTCTGGAATATAATAATCTGACACGGGAGTGTATCTACCACTAATCTCGTTCCAAGCATGGTCTTTGGTGGATGAATTGGATGTGGTTTCTATCCCAACGACATGCTTATATGCTTGTCTCATTACAAATTCGGGTGCCTTGATAATCAGCATAACGTGTTGATGTCTAAATGGACTAAAATGTTTATTTTTGATTAAGAACTTAGACAACTTCCTATCTTTCTCTTCAAAGGTGTTACTCCTATCTCCAAATGACACACGAGCTGCATTAACAGGTGTTAAGTCATCGCCTAACTTATCTACAACCTCAATATAACCTTTATCTAAAACCTTAATTTTCATTCTGTTTTCTCCTTTTCCATACTTCTTTCATTGCTATGGATGATTTTTTTGAAAGTAATTTCTTGGTTTCTTCTGTATGTTTGTGTCCCCAAGATTTACGAATATCTTTACCTTTATTCTCTTCCCAATACTTTTTTACAGAATCTCTAATTTTCTGTTTATGTTCTTCTGATTTTTTTACACCTTTTTTTGCCATACTATGATTCTTTCTAATTTGTTCTTTATTTGGATTATCAGTAAACATATCTCCACCAGTTCCACCTTCTGTAATATTGTAATAAGGATTGAGTTTTTTTATCCAATATATCTCTTTTTCATCAATGTCTTTTTTATTATCAGCAGTGTCTATCGTTTCTCTTATAAAATTATCTCTACCATATCTATCAATTGCCTGTTTTATCAACTTTCCACTTCCAAGATAATCCCTACCATTTTCTTTATGCTGTCCTATATAGGTTTTTTTATTAACTCTATTTGTTGTTTTATATATGATATACATTTTGTTCTCCATTTTACCATTGTCCTATCATATATAAGTATTACCATTGACCTAAAAAAGACTGATTTATTTGATTTTTATTTGCCGCATTGTCGCATAACGAACTCTGGTGCTTTGAGATGGAACTGAACCACCATATGTCGAAATGGTGAGAAGTGTTTATGTTTTGCCAAATATCGCACTAATGCCCTATCTGACTTATCATATACTTCTTTTCTTTTACCGAAAGATACGCGTGCCGAGTTTACTACCGTTAAGTCTGAACCTAACGAATCTATAACCTCAACAAAGCCCTTATTGAGCACTTGTTTTTTCATTTTATAACCTTTAATTACTAATAAGTATCAAATTAATTTGTGTTAATTTATTTTTTTTCAGTCCTTTTA